ATCATGCTCTGTCCTAGTTGTCAACTTTGGTGCTTTCGGGTCAGCGATTGCACCCTGAACGTGGTGATCCAACCACGAAGGATGCTCCGTCCGAAGACCTCCACCGAAACTCGGAACTCGCTCCATTACAGCGTGACATTCAGTGCAATGGAAAAAATCATTACGCTCATTAACTTTACAAACTCGCTCAGTACGACGCTCGCAGAATGAGCACTTATATTCGTAAATCATACTCGTTGCCTCGCTGCTGGCGGTCTAGTTTCGGCGCTATTTGGCTGATTATTAGTGGTCATCTTCTGTTTGGCTCTAGTTGGTTGTGCATTTTGTTGAACGTCGCCTGGGCCTCCCTGAACTTCCATTACATATTGCCTCAAGTTGACAGCATCCTCTTCTTGTAACCCAGCCGAGATAAGAATCTGCAACGCCTGATCTACTTGTCCTTCCCCTGATCTCTCGATGATACTTTTCCAGCCGGGGAAGTTAAGGGTTTCGAGTAAAGCGCGTCTGTCGATTGCTCCGGCTTCGTAAAGAGCCATTGCTTGTTCCTGAGTCTGGAGTGTCGTCTTCGCAACTGTCGAGCCTGATTCAACGACATAATTAAACTCCCGTCCCAAGAAACTTAAACCTTCGATTGGAATCGTATCACCCTGAACTTCAACCGTCGTTATCGACTGACCAAAGTTCTGAAAATTAGATATAGCGCAGCGGCCCCGCTGCCTGACGAGATAATCAACACTTCTAATCTTGGCTCGCATCATCACAGCCCCGCGTTCTTGCAGGGCGACGATGGCTTGAGCAGCAATTACACCTGTCGGCGCTTCACCGCGATCAGCATCCTCAATTTGAGAGATACGATCGAACAATGTAATGTACCATTGAAGAGCATCGAAGAAATTATGCGGAAGATTAGGAACGGATAAATACCGAATCCCGTTAGATGTGGAAGTCGAAACCGGTTGAAGCACCAACCCCGGTTTATTATTTATCTGGGAGAGAGTTATCCCGCTATCTTGTGGAACAATGAGAGGTGGTAAGGTAACTCTGGAAAGATAAGCACTGAGACGTGTTAAGATTTCGTTAATTTTTACATTGATATCACCTACTTGCTCCGAAGCTGAGAAGCCCCAAAGCGAAGTAGAATCTTCGTAAGAGTTGGCTTTATAGAAAGGAAAATGGTCGTAAAGGAAAGTCGTTGCTGTAGCTTCTCTCGGTATTTCACTATTAATATTCGGGTTAGGAATATCAGATAAAACGAGATTACCACCGTTGGCAAGCGTCACAACTCGAATACCACCAGGGTATTTCAATCGCTCTGTCGTTATTTCAAACTCTTCTCCCGTCTCAGGATTGACATCAATCTGTTTAAACTTCTCTAACGACCAGTCTCGCACCCACACTTCTACAACAAGTGCCGGACAATCTGCTGAGACGCCTTCTCTTACAGGATGTTGCGAACTGGAATAATTACCAGGATAGTTCTGACTCCCTGCTCTTGTTCCGGAAGAGACAGGTGCTGAGTTCTCACGTTCTTCTTTCCCTAAAACTCTGAGTCCTTCTTCTCCTTCCACCACTCCCTTGACACCAAACATCGCTTCAACATCAGGCACTGACATCGGGTAAGCATGAGTTAAATAAGGACAATCATTAAGTTCCTCAAAATACCCCGGAGCAGGCGCAAAAGCGAACCCATCAACCAAGACAATATCCGTTTTCTCAGTTCGACTGTTATAAACAGCTTTCTCAACAGTGATTCCATAAATCTCCATCACCTTTACAGAAAGAGATAAAATAGAAGCCGCTTCGCTCTCATTACTCCATTTTCTTACTTGAGCGGATAGAGCTTCAGCCGCTTCATCTATTTCACCATAAAGATCAACCACCTCAGCCATTGGTGATTTTGCTGTAATATTCGCAACAGTTCTCTCGATATTTGCAAAGAGAAGATTCGCAGTTATCTTATCAGCCGCCGTTTTCTTCCGGCCTTGCCAGTGATCGCCACGGAATAAGGCATAATTCTTCAACATCCTTTCAGGAATACCAAGCCGCTCCTTCTCAGCAACAGCTTCTTCCCATTTCTGCCAGAAGAATTTACCGACTTCCTCAGAACCTTCCTGCGGAAGATCGGCCATATTATGATTAATTACTTGTTTGGTCATACGTTCTCTCCAAACCGAACTGACTAAGTATACTCAGTCCAGCAGCAGTTTTATACGCAATCTGCATATCCGCTTTAGTAGGATTATCAGGAATCATATCCAATAACCCAAGTAAAGCACATTCGGCAGCTTCTTTATTAACTCTAGGTTGTGGATGATAGGCACTCATGCTGTGTCACCGTGACCTGAGAAACGTCTATGTGCAACTAACCCCGCGTAACTCTTACAAACTTTCTCACATTCTTCACAAACATGAGCGTCTACCGGGGGCTGTTCGGGCGGAATGGGGGTGTGAGGTTCATCTTCAAATGTGAAGGCGGGTGAAGTCGTGGGTGGCTCGGATGCCCTCGTACCTTCGACTGTAACTCGAAACCCCCCGGCGCAATAAGGAGCGCCGCAGCTCGGGCATTCGAGATCTCCACATTTGATTCCCACGTTATTGGGAAATGAAGTCCAGTTATAACCTTTCGGGCCGTATTTCTCTTTGAGTTTAAACATCGACCCGTCGTGAGAAGTGGCGTTAAGTTTGAAGAGATACGTTGTTTCGTGGAATCTTCCTTTACATCCTGGACAAATTACATCAACCATGATTCGGCGTCCTTATCTGGTCGAGAAACTTGGTGTTCTGTTCACTGAACATGTCAGTAACAGTGTCAGTAACAGTGTCAGTCTCTTCTTCGTCTTGTGTCATAAAATCATCAATATTAATAGGGTCTTGAGAGATTTTATTCTTTCGCGGCATGAACGTCTCATGGCTGTCGCGTTTCGTTCGATAGACGAGGAGCCCACCGACGATTACGCCGAGGAAAGTGGTAGTTGCCCCTGTCCAGATTAATGATAAGATTGCTGTGATTGTCATGATATAAGCTCTCTTTCGTCAACAAGTGTGTCGAATATTAAAGATGTTGCACAAAGTTCAAGATTAATACGCGAATCATCAGCGCCAATGAAAGGATAAGGCTCACCGAAAAGAGCACACCAATCACCGCAAGTTGTCTTCTCATGTAAGCTCGGACACTCCGCTCGTTTCTCACCAGATGGACGTTGGATTCGTAAGAAACCGTACTTATCAATTCGACCTACCATGGTGCGTTCTCCCACTCAGTACACAACATATCTTCTGCTGTTGGTGTCCACCCTGGTTCGATAGTACCATCTAAACTAAATAGATCAAACGAAGGAGTTGTGACAGATTCTTTAGTGAATTGTTCAGCCATAACTTTAAATGCTTTACCACATTTAGGGTTTTCAGGAACGACGCAACTGAAACCAGGATTTAACACAACCCATTTATCCCACCAATCACGGCGAACACAATCTCCTTCCTTCAACCTCGCTAAAGCCCACCCGAAATCTCGCATCACCCCTCCATGTTGACAGCATTTTGATACATTGCGTTGCCGGTTAAGTTCATCCAGTCAATCTCTTCAGGTGTCTGGCGCTTCTGCCTTTCTGCGATCGGCGTTGGAAATGCAAATGTGTAGGCTAAAGCATCGGATTCATTCGGAGAAGGGATACCTCGTTTCCTCGCATCGCTCTTTTTCTCTAACACCATTCTGTCCGAAATGTCAAATGAATAAGTAAGCCCTGTCAAATCAGCCATGAGTGACGGCCTATCAGGAATATCTCCACCAGCGACCAACCACTTCTTCATTTCATCCCAACATTCAGCTCGCTTGTTCTTATACTTAGGAGATGACGGAGATGCGCCGCTGTTTACTTCAATCACTTGAAACTGCATCTGCCTGAGCCTGTCAACCAGACCAGCCCCAATACCAACCGAATCAACAAACGTTCTCGCAGGTTTATATTTCTGAATGGTGAGAGCAACTTTATCAGCTAATGACATCAAATCCATGTCGTTATAAACTTGAACTTCCAAGGTATGAAGTCCCTGTCTCACGTAAATAACGGAACTATCATCACCGAAACGCGCAACATCTACGCCAAGTACGATAGGAGCCCAGTTCCACATATCAGGAGTATTGGTGGCTTCTCTTGCTTTAAGCGCAACATCTAAAGTGATTAAAATATTATCAGAACTGGCTGTCCAATCACAAAGGAACTCTTGGCGATACTGACTTTCGGTCATGTTTTCTTTCGCAGCTTCGAGATCTTCTTTCGACAGAACCTTAGTTTCATCCGCTCTATAAATCTTACAAAACCACTTTTCTTTCCGTAAACCAGAGTGATATAGTTCACTTAGTGTATTTATCCCTTTCGGCGTTCCAATGAAGCAAACCCATCCCTGCCGGTCGATGAGTGCAGGCGCAACAACTTCACCCCACACATCGGGCTTCATTTGTGCAACCTCATCCATCACAACGCCGTCTAAATACTGACCACGCAAGTTATCAGGATTATCTGCACCAAACAGACGGATCTTTGCACCGTTGAAAAAGGTCACAGATAATTCACTTTCGTTGATTTTCATGCGAGGAAGTTTGGAGGTATAATGCTTAAGATAATCCCAAGCGATAGTTTTAGCTTGATTATATTGCGGAGCGATGTACCCGAACCTCGGACGCACCTTCTTAGATTTGACGGCGGCTTTGATTAAGTGATTGATAACACAGACAGAATTGTGGGTGGGAATCAGTTCTTTACCAGCGAGGAAAAGAGCATCTTGAGCGTCTACCGTGATACAACGTACAGGTTCAGACGGTATAGGGTCGACAGCGACGATGCGCCGGTTTCTACCAAAAGCAGAAGGTTTAGTTGGTTTGAACCTTGTAGTCTTATGCTCAACGAAGAAAGGATTAAAAGCTGGATTAAAATGAATCCGCCAATAAGTTTTACCTTCAACTATCTTTTTGTGCATCGTCGGTTTTTCACCAAGACCACGAATAAGTTCAACTATATCAAGAGCATGCGCTTTACTTTTCTGTAGTATTTCACAACTTCTTCCGTTCTTATCAATACATCCATCAGTGTCCATTAAACCAGAAAGGAGAGCCAACCGATCATCAAGAGAAGCACGAAGATATTGTGGCGGGATATGTTTGTTTTGGAGAAGATTGAGACGTCTGAGAAGCGTCGTTGGGCCTGTGTATTGATTTCTTCCTGTAATAGAGAAGGTGCGTGCTTTACCACAGTTCGCACTACTCACCATACGAAATATGAAACCATTCGCACTTGCATATTCACGAATCGCATCAAGAATCTCAATGTCACCGTTAGTCACATTAAACTTCCGACTTGTACCATCACCAAGCCATATACCAAGAATATAAGGAGGAATTATAAGGTCATCGTCACCAGTGAGTTGAACGGGTTTGCAAAGAGGAATAGAATGATTGTGTTCACCACGGGCATAAAGAGTTTCAGCAATTTCGTCAGTCGTTTTAGCACAACCAGGAAGCGGATCACACCAACCGGAAGAGGTCTTGCGAGTCACTTTATCTCTGATTCTACCAGCGCGATTCGCACGGTCATATTTCGTCTGAGTGTGCCAGAGATGTTCGCCATCTGCTACAATCTCAGTCCCGTCGTCAAAAACAACTTTGTAACATTTACGATTATGAAGAATAGGATGTGCGCGGATAACAGTAGTAGGGATGCCATTGGAACCGAGGATTATATCACCATCCACAAGTTCACCCATCGTCGTCCAGATACCGTCTGCACGAAGGATAGGGGTCGATAAACGAAGGGCTTTACCGAGCCTCCTATGAGCTACAATCACTGACCAACGATACTTGTCAAGAGCGGCGTGAATCTCCACCTGCTCTCTACGCGGCTTATAATCAATCTGGATTGTGCGTTTCTTAGCCATTACTACCTAGTAGCTGAGTTTTAGAAAAAATAATATATTTTCCGCTCTTCTCATATCGAAGGGGTGGGTCTATATATGGCGTTAATCTATGGTGTTTGTTGCTGTCATCATTCATCACATTAATCTATGACTCTGAGAATCACATAAGATTCGTACCATCCTCAGAATCAATACTCTTATACTCTTATTTAGAGTTCAAGAGTCGCAGATTAGATGGATAGGGTGATATATAGAGAGGGTACACCCGTTGGGACTCCTTAACCTCTGATTGCCCTCTTGATCTAATCCTTTAGCAACTCAGCAACTCAGCAACTCAGCAACTCAGCAACTCAGCAACTCATCAACTCAGCAGCTGAGCAACTCAGCAGCTCAGCAACTCAGCAACTCCAGGCCTACTGATTACCTATCAGTAGCTTAACAGCTCCGAACCTCAATAATTACAGTAGCTTAGTTGCTCCGAAGCGCCGCAACTCAAACAATGGGGGGCCACTTGCTATCGAGCATTGCAGTAACCACCTAGATAAGCGGCGGCGCTACGTCGATCCGCCGGGGCTATCGTCCTGGTCGTCGTCGTCCGAGTCGCTGTCAGCGTCGTTATCAGGCTCTAACCAAGAGATATTGAAGGATCCGCCGACGTTCAGCTCTTTTTTGTCTGTATAAATCCCATGAGTTTTGCCGATCAGCTCCAATGATTTGTTGGCGGCGGTCGAATCGAGCGGCTCACCATCATCATTTAACGCCATATTTGCCGACGCTAAACCAGCGAGAGACTTAACCACCCAATCAGCGTCAGCGTCAAGCCTGGCGTTGCGTCTGGCGTTTAATTCCTCAAGATAATCGATGATTAGGGGTTTTCCTAAGTTTTCTAAACCTATCTCCGGAGCGGACTTTGTTGAGTAACCAGCGGACAGCGCCGCTTGAGTAGCATTACCGTTATTAGCCAAGTACTCTTTGCAGAAAAAAAGCTGTTTATATGTAAGCTCTTTGTGCCAATCCCGAGCCACTTTTCAACCTCTCAAAATAAAAATTAAAAATAAAATCAATGTCTGAATATACAACAAAAACAGCGACTTGTCAAGCATCCTTAAATCTTTGCTTTAATTCGTAGATAGACTACACAGAAATTATATTTAAAAATCGCTTGACATTGACTGAGGGTGTGCTATATTGATAATTAAGAACACAGAAAAACAATGTAGTTTAACATTAAATATGGGAGCAACAAACAAATGAGTATTATTAATCTTACGCAACACCCGGCGAGCCCGGAGCAGATAGCCGCTGGCGTCGTTGACCTTGACGCTGGCCTTGAGTGTGTAAAAAGCGCTCTGAATTTTAAAAGCCTTCCGGATGCCGCAAGTATCCGGGATAGAGCCGCGTTGGTAGCAAGCGCGGCTGTAGGCCATGAGGCCGCTATGATAGGCGGCGCTCTGTGGCTCATGGGGCCCCTGGCCGAAGAACTGAGAGACAGGAGCATTACCCCTCTGTTTGCTTTTTCCCGGCGTGAAAGTGTGGAAAAAGTGATTGACGGGCAGACCGTCAAAACCAGCGCGTTCCGGCACGTTGGTTTTGTTCCGGCAATTTAATTTTAAGCTAAAAAAAAAAAAGGAGTAGAGGCTATGAGTAGTTTAATGCCAAGACAATCAAGAGAACGTGGTTCCAGCTCGGAAAGTTGGAAAAAAGCGGGCGAAGCCCTCGAAGCAGGGCGGCAACGTGAAGCCGCCCGGATGAGCACACTCCGGGCGCACATTAAAACTTTACCCGCTGAAGTTTCCGGCATGGTTATAAACCCGGATACCGGGGAGATTACCGACAACGTTGGTAATTATGTCTTCACCGTATCAATCGGTGACACGGTTGAAGACGTCCGCGCTGAAATTGAAGCCTGGTTTGAATACTGCTAACACAGAAAGCGCAACTATATTGTATAGTTGCGCTTTTTTTTGGTTTAACAATTAAATATGAGGAGCATAAGATCATGAAAATCACAAAATCAGTAAACGAAAACGGCGAGATCACTTTAACTTTTGAAAACCTGCCTGAATTCCCAACCGGAACTAAATTTATGCAAAGTCAGGGGGTCTTCGGAACTAAAAATATTATTTATTTTGAGGAGTTAGAGCGCATCGTATGGGGTGATTTTGAATATCATGTAAATCAACGTTCAGGAAATAACCCGTTTAATTTAAATAAAACCAAAGATATCAACAAAATAGCAGAAGAAATTATTGCAAGATATCAGGATTTTGAAGAAAAACGACAAGAATGGCTTGAGCAACACGATAACAAGACCTGTATTGTCGTGTTTTCGGATAGAAAAAGAGACGAAAAAGGTCGTTTTATTAAATAGGAGAATAAGACAGATGATAACACAAAACTATTTGCTACCATGCTGGACGTTGTGCCCGTTAATTAATGACGACTGGACGGGCATCAGCGAAAGTGAAGCGTTAGAACTTGACGCTTTCATCGATAAAGAAAGTTGTAAATATCCGATGTTCTGGGCTCTTTGTCCAGACGATATTGATAATTATAGCGGGTTTTATCCGCGTAATGATCTCAACAATTTAGGTGATGATTGTATCACCGTAACCTTTCAAATAGGAGTATAAAACCATGAAAACATCAGAACGAAAACAAATGAACCAAGATATCCACGAACATGGCTTGAAATTAATCAAATTATTTCAGCTTGACAGCAACACAGATCCGGCGAAGCTGTGTAAATCAATCAGACTAATCGAAAACGCGCTTCACCAGGCAGCAACACATTATTGCAATGGTTTAATAGATTGCTACGAAATAGAGAAAATCGAAACGAAAAAGATGAAGCTCTTGGACAAACATCTTCATTATCAAAAAATCAACATGCCGGTCTTTTTCAACCGCGATCCACGCGGCTATGCTCTCAAAATCAATTTTGACAGGGGCGTGTTTCCATATTTTCCGGTTGACATGGGCGGCTATGGTGTAATTTGTCCTAATTTTACGCCAACTGTTTGACCCCTGACCCTGGCAGCAACTTAATTATTGCGCGGTTGGAGCGGTAGCAGGTTAAGCAAGTTAATCTTAGATAGGAGAATAAAGTTATGAAACAATCTATCAGTTTTTCACAATTTACGGACGCTTTTAACGCATGCAGGCCGGACAACTTTAGTTACACAGGTCTAAGAGCACTCTATGATTATTTTACAGAGTTAGAGGAAGATTGTGGGATTGAAATTGAATTTGACGTAATCGCTATTTGCTGCGAATACAGCGAGTACGAAAGCATCGAAGAAGCAAGAGAATATTATAATCTTGACATGGGCAATGACGAAGAAATTCTTGATCATTTCAGAGACCATACTCAAGTTATCAAGTTCAATGGTGGTTTAATTTTAGCAGACTATTGAGAGGGCATCAAAAATGCAAAATAAGCGATTTCATGAAGAAAACGACCTACGACACTGGTCTAAGCTCGAAACGCCAAGGAAGACCCACTTTTACAGCTCTATGAGCTTGATTATAGGAGTTGGTTCGATCTTTACGATTTTAATTTTAATTGCTCTAGTAACTATGTGAGGTAATATCATGCAAGTCAATAACTATAATCAAAGTAGCACCGGGACAGATTTAGAATTAATTTGTGGCCTGGATACCGACATTTCACAAATGTATTTTCAGGAAAGTTTTATAAGACTAGATAATCATTATTATTTTTATTCTGATCTTCGCACCGTTCCTGATTGCCCATCAGATTGTTACGATTTTTCAAAATGCACTGAAAAAGACTTTCGCGTTTTCGTTTGGGAAAATTACACAGGAACCATGCGACAACTGATTGAAGAAAGAAACATGATAAGCGACGACTGGAAAGAATTTGCTATTGAACGCATGGACGACGAAACTTTAAAATATTACATGCAAGAAGACTTTCCGGAAATTAACAATGCCGTCCTGAACTATACCGTTGTTGGCATAAAAGGTTACAGTCAAGGCGATTATGCAAGTATATTGTGTCACAATAACGATATTTTTGATGGTATCACAACATATTTTAGCAACCTCTTTTTTGATGCTCCAATTTATTGCAGAATCACCGTCGATGAAGAAGATTTTTATCTTGATGAAGGATTGACAGACCCTTACACCTGGAACCAAGAAGAAATTATCGATTATGCTAAAAAACAAAAACTAAGTGGCGCGGTTATTAAGTGGCTGCAAGCAAATTTACCTGACTATCCTGATTACGATTAGAGGTGATATTATGAACAAAATAAACGCAGCGACAACAATCACTCAATCGAGTTTTTTAGGTACGCCTGAAGCGTGGTACTCTGAAAACATGAAAGTAACTTGTAAACATATTCAGTTTTTAGGTGGTGGAATACATTTATCAATTTTCACGCTATACAAGGACGACAAGCAAATAGCAGCGTCGCAAAACATGAATGATATCCGGGGCAAATATATTGAGTTGTTACAAGAGGAGGCGTAGAATCATGATACAATCAGCCGAGCAAATAGCACAAGAAGCTATAGACCATGAATTCATGATCCAGGAGATCATGGCAGAAATAACCGAGGATATTAATTTGATTGACCTCTTTCCAGGGAGGTATCAAGATCCGGAAGAGCAAATCATGGAGCTGTTTGCATAACAGAAA